CTGGCAACAGGACCTGAAAGAGGGTCGCATCGGGTTGCCGGTCATGTCGGTCCACAGGGGAAGCGCGACCTTCCATGCGGAAAAGTTTAGTCCGCCTTACTGGAGAATCCGGAAGCGGTTCGCGGACAAGCCGGGTTCCAGGCTCTCGCTCACTTACAGACCTAGGCAATTCCTGGTGGAATATCAGCTCTCTTATTGGACAGAACATAAGCAGGACGCGGAGTACATTCTCTATCAGATCCTGACTCGGTTTGACCCCCTGGCTGAAATTCATATTGCCGATGCCTTCATGCAAGGCAACCTGATCATGAAATTAGGAGGATACACGGACAGCAGCGAAATAGAAGCAGGCCGCGACAGGATCGCGAAAGTGAGGTACGACATTAGCATGACCGCGGAAGCCTGGCTCCCGCTTCCAGAAAAGTTGGTGCCTGCGATCCTCGGGAAAGTACATACGATACAGGACGAGACGGGCGAGGTCATACAGGCACGACTGGGTCACGTATCTCTCTTTGGGACTTAGGAGGGAGCCATGAGCAAGACCAGGCCGCTTAGCCAGCGCGAAGTGAAGCAGCAGAAGGAGGCCGTTTCCGCAGGGCCCTTGGTGACGCTCTACAATCCCAGGAGCCAGGTCGTCTCCATCCGGCAGAGGCCGCCGGGGAGCGACTTCTTCATCTCTGAGCAGACCATTTCCATCCGCGGGAAGCGTACCGCAAAGATCCCGAAGAATTTCCTAGACCTGGACCAGATCAAGAACCTCCAGATGCGCGGACACATCAAAATCATCGGGACTGCCACGACGTAGGGGAATTAGCTCCATTAGCCGCTCTGATCAAATATAATCAGAAGGCTAATAAGGAGCGCGCAAATGCCCGTATTCCTCTCCCCCGGCGTCTTCCCGCGCGAGATCGACATCAGTCTGCTTCCGGCTGCCGCAGGTCCTACGATGCCGGCGATGATCGGCACGGCCCAGAAAGGGAAGCTGGGCAGGCCTATCTTCACGTCGACGTCTGAGCAGTGGGTGAACACCTTTGGAACCCCGATTCTCGATTCCTACATGGGCTTTGCGGCCCTGGGGTATTTCGAGCAGGGGAACCAGATGTTCACGCTGCGCGTGGGCGTCGAATGCGAGCTGGGGCAGCCGACGGAGCTTTCGGACATCTGCATCGACACGAGCGGTGCAAATGTCGAGGGGTACGGCCGCATCCCGCTCTTCCAGGGCATCGACCTGGGTCGCCTTCGTCTGCGGGAATGCGCCGCGGACGCTCCTTACGAATTCCACGATGCGTCCGTTTCCGCCCCCGAATTCACGGACGTGGATCCGTCGGGTTCCTGTGGCGCGGTGAATGCGACGTTGGTCGTCACCGGGACTTACACCGGCGCGGTCGACGACAGCTTCATCATCCTGATCACGGAAGGGCCTGGTGGCTCCTATGGCGCGCCGAGCGTCCAGGATACCGCCTATCAGATCATCCGGAACAGCGACGGCGCGGTCATTCAGACCGGCACGCTGACCGACACTGGGGCGCCTGTCGGCGCTTCGGTTGCCTTTGCCATCGGATCCGGTGCCGATGCCACCGGCTTGACCGGGGCCGTTCTGGTGGTCGGAGCGTGCCCGATCGAGGCCGGGGACATCTTCACCTTCAGCGTCGCACCCAACAACAGGGTGTTTGACATTGCGGTCGAAGGAATCAGTGGTGGTGGCTCCGGCGGTCCCTACACGATGCCGGTCGCGACTTACGTCACGAATGCGGACTTCGTGACCGCCTTCAATCTGGCCGCTGGAGCTCCTACGCCAAGCGCGGTGCGGTACCGCGCTATTGAGTCCGGTGGGATTCCCCAGATCGTGACCGAGACGGCTGGACACCGCATCCAGATCATCGACACTGAGGGATTCGCTCTCGAAGTGGGGACCTCGCTCTGGGCATATGACATCCCCCGGAGCAGCCTGGTGGGCACCGAGCCCAGCCCCTTCGTCATCACCACGGCAGATGACAGGATCAAGCTCTCCGTTACCAGCGGCACGAACGTCCACAACTTCAGTATCTCGCTTCCTTTGGGTCTCAATGTGACGGCCGCGATGATCGCGGCTGCGATCCACGCATCTGGACTCTACCTCGGGATGCGCTACTACGAGAGCTTCCCCATTACTGTGGCTGACGGGGACGTCAGGGTGGCGATCATCACCGCCGACGATACGCAGTATGATCTCCTTCAGCTCCTGGCCTCGGCCAGCAACATCGAGACGCTCAGGTTCGCTGAGGAGGTTGGCATCCCCTATCCGTACTACCGCAACTACCGCGGGTTCAGCGACCCGCGCGTGTCGCTGCCGGACCCTGGCAACATCACGCCGTCTGTGCCGCTTTCCTGCGAGACGGCGCCCGGCAGTGCGCAGTGTCTGACCGACACCGAATACTTCCAGAACATCGTCGGTTGGGTCGTGGCGAAGTCGCCCGGCACCTGGATCGACGGGACCTACCTGACCCTTCAGATCGACACCAACCGCGCGTCGGCAGGGGACGTCGGCAAATACGTCCTGACGCTCGTCGACGGCTCCGGAGTCGCCCAGGACAGCATCGACAACATCAGCTTCGACGAGAGTAACGAGCGTTGGATCGGCAATGTCATCAATGAGAACTCCGCCATTGGCGGCGTGAACGGGAACTCGTTCTACAACTATGAGGATCGGCCGGCCTTCCTCGGGAGCGATCCGGCGGTCATCGTGACCGGCAGCGGCGGGATCGCCTTCGAGGTCAGGAACCCCGGCACTCTTATCCGCCGCACCTTCCAGTGGGAGCGTGCTAGCGGCGCCAACGGTACGGCAAACGGGATTCCGACCGATTCGGCCTTCAGTTCGGAACTGGACCGGGTCATCATCGGGAACCCGGCCCTTTCCAGCGGGCTGTTCGCCTTCCAGAACTCGGACGAGTACGATACCAACATCCTGCTGATCCCGGGCATCAGCTCTGGCGCGGTCATCGGCCAGGGGCTCCAGCTGTGCGAGTCTCGCGGCGACATGATCTACATCGTCGATCCGCCTTACGGCCTCCGCCCGCAGCAGGTTGTCGAGTGGCACAACGGGATGCTCTCGAGCGACCTCTCGACCGCGATCAACTCTTCATACGGTGCCCTCTACTACAGCTGGCTGAAGATCTTCGATCAGTTCTCCGGCCAGAACATCTGGATCCCGCCCTCGGGCCACGTGGCAGGCGTCTACGCCAAGACGGCCAACGTCGCGGAAGTGTGGTTCGCCCCGGCGGGTCTCAACCGCGGTCACCTGCTGACCCCGCTCGACGTCGAGTACAACACGACTCTCGGCGAGCGGAACCTGCTCTACGGGAGCGGGAACGCGGTCAACCCGATCGTGAACTTCACGCAGGACGGGATCACGGTCTGGGGCCAGAGGACCCTTCAGCGCAAGGCGAGCGCGCTGGACCGGGTCAACGTCCGGATGCTGCTGATCTACCTCAAGAAGGTCCTGGTCAGGACGCTTCGGAACTTCGTGTTCGAGCCGAACGACAGGTTCACCCGGGCGCAGGTGGTCGATGTCAGTCAGCCGCTCCTGGCGGATGTTCAGGCCCGGCGTGGTCTGTACGGCTTCAAGGTCGTCTGCGACGACACCAACAACACGCCGGAGAGGATTGACCGCAACGAGCTCTGGGTTTCGATCTTCATCAAGCCGACGCGCGCGGCAGAATTCGTCGTCCTCAACCTCGTGGTCATGAGGACGGACCAGAGCTTCACCGCGCAGGAAGTTCTGATCGCCGGCGGAGTGGTTGTCCCACAGTAACCCTCTGACAAGGCGCGCACCCGCACGCGCCGAACACGATGGGGGCCCACAAGGCCCCCATCGTTGTATTCGGGCAGAAGTAGATAAGAGATGGCCAAGGAAGTAGTCTTCATCCACACCGCCAAGGAGTATGGGTCCTACGCGGATTATAGGTCCCTCACGCAACTGTCCGGATTCGAGATCTGCAACGAGAACCAGATAGATCCCAAGAGGGATTGTATTTATGTCGTCAGCCCTGTCAATGAGAGCGTCATTTCGGCCCTGAAAGCGAGGCCGAAGGCTTCCAGGACCTGCAAGATCGTCTGGTTATTCCTGGAACGCATCTTGCCACCCCTAGACATGAAAGGCGGCGGCGTAGTGACGGGAGATGGGTCGATTGAAGAATTCAAGAGCGTCCTACGGAAGCTGGATCTCATTAACCTCTTCGACAAATTCTGGTTCGCAGACAGATCCATCTACGACAAGATCAAGAACGACATTTCCTCGCTTTTCGCTCCTGTCGGCAGTGACGAGAGGCTCGGAACTCCGCCCACGACGAAGACGTTCGACATTACGCACATGTCTTATGTTGCCGGCCGGAGGGTCCCGGTCCTGAACGGCATGAAGGGTCTGAAGATATCTCCCAACGCATGGGGTGAGGAGAGGAAGAAGATCCTCTCGGCGACGAAGTTCATGTACTGTGTCCACCAAGACGACGACACCATGTTCGAGCCTCTAAGGTTTGCTGTCTGCTCCGCCTTTTCGCTGCCCCTCATCTGCGAGACCTGTACCGATCCGTTCCCCTACGAGGCCAATCTTGATTTTCTCAGCGTGCCTTATCAGAGTTTCCCGAAGGCAGTCTGGAACGCAGTCATAAATAGCAATGCGCCATTTGGTTATAATGCCTGGGCCGATATGGGCAGGCGGATGTGGGAAAAGGGGACGCAGAAATATAAGTTCGAGAACAACGTCAAACAAATGGCGCTGGAGGCTATATGATTGTCGGCTTCATGATCATGCACTATGGCAGTGACTATGCCGGATACGCCATAAAAAGCATATATGATCAGATTGATCGCATGCTCGTAGCCTACGCACCTGTACCATCCCACGGATTTCGCAGCGGTTTGAGCAATCCGGATTCCAGGGAAGCCTGCCGGAATTCCATTTACACGTTTGGTGATCCCAAGAATAAGATAGAATGGGTAGAAGGTGCCTGGTCTGATGAAGGGAAGCACAGATCCGTCGTCTGGGAGAAATATCCGCAGTCGAAGCTAGTCTGCGTCATAGATGCCGATGAGGTCTGGTACCCAGAACAATTTGCCGCGGTCAAGGAATTTGCCCTCAAGACGCCCAGGAATGCCTTTAAATTAAACTTGAGGACGCCCTGGCGGAGCTTCAACTGGATCTGCGACGACGGCATGGCGCCCGACCGATTCTACATGCCTGGTCAGAAGGGCTTCCTCGTCGTACCAAGGGAAGTCGGAATCTTCTACCACATGGGATATGCCAGGGAAGCGAAACACGTAGAATACAAGATGTCCTGCCACGGCCACAGTAATGAACTGCGCAGAAACTGGTTCCCAGAGAAATTCTTGAAATGGGAGAAGGATAAGACCATTGCCGACGTCCATCCGACATGTGTCGGCATCTGGAACCCGCAGCCCTTCGATAAGAATCTGCTGCCGCCCATCCTGCGCCAGCACCCATACTGGTCAAAGGACATCATATGAATATCGTTTCCATGTCGACTTATGGCGCCAACCCGATTTATACGGTCGGCGCCATAGAGAATGCCAAGCTCATGTCGGCTATCTATCCTGGCTGGAAGCTGAAGGTCTTCGTACATAGTGTACCACCGGACCTTGTAATCAAGCTTAACGAACTCGGCGCCACGGTCGTGGATATGAACAGCCAGAGCATCAGAGGTGGCATGTTCTGGAGGTTCTTACCGGCGTCTGATCCGGATACCGAATTCGTCGTCTGCCGCGACAGCGATAGTCGGCTCAACGTCAGGGAAAGGGCAGCCGTGGATGCCTGGATGAAGTCCGGCAAGATCTGCCACATCATGCGCGATCACAAGAACCACCACAATCCGCAGTTCCCCATCTTCGCCGGGATGTGGGGAATCAAGGCTCGAGTAGTCGATATGCGGGGCCTGGTCGCGGCCTGGCCTCTTTCCGGTCAGTATTGCGATGATCTGAATTTCCTGCGTGAGAGAATCTGGCCCCTGGTCCATAACAATGCTTGCGTGCACGATCAGGGTCATCCATTCCCGCCGCACGCACCCTATTTCGGATTCGTGGGGCAGAGGTTCGACCAGCTTAATCAGGGATACCCGAACTGATGCGAGGAGCAAGGAAGGTCTCGATACTTTGGCCCACCGTCCGGCCTGAAACCTGTGCCGGCGGAATCGCGTATTGGCTCAGCAAGGCAAATAAGCCGCAACACATCTCCGTTAAAGTCGCCTGCAGCTACTCGCAGCACAAAGAGACGTTGCTTTTGACGCTCCAGAAACTATGTACAAACGCCTTCCCGCTGGAGGTCATCGTAGCGATTTTTGATAGTCCTGGGGTCACTAAGCCTTTCTACGAGCTCACCCAGGACCTTGAAATGGACCAGGAGGGCATCGTAGTCCTGGCCTCTGACGATTTCAAGCCACCGGATTTCTGGGATGCCTGGGCATGCCATCATTTCGACGATTTTGATGGCTGTCTACTAGTCAATGACGGGTATCAGACAGGTACCTGTGTCACTATCCCGATTATGACGTTCGGCTGCCTCTGCAGGCTTAATAAGATCACATACCATCCGATATATTCCCACGCTTATTCCGATTCGGAACTCTACGATGTGCTTCAGGAGATGAAGCTGCTGCGTAATCTTCGGATTCCTAGCCAACCGGTTTTTGAGCACGTGCATTGGGCTGTCCATAAGCGCGTGCCAGACGAATGGGACGAGAGGGTGAAGAGATCCTTCTT